GTCAAGTTGCTGGAATTATCGGAGAGCAAACAGAGGCAGGGAAAGGCTTAGCTGCTGCATCTGCTTTAATAAATACCTATTCAGCTATTGCAGGACAACTAGCGGCATTTGCAGCTGTCCCAATCCCTGGTTATGCTATTGCCCAAGCTATTGCGACGGGAGTAGTTGGCTTTGCCCAAGTAGCTAAAATCTTTGCGGTTAATACTACAAATCCATCTGCCGACACTAGCACACCGAGCGCATCTAGTGGACCAAGGTTTAACCTAATTACACCAACGGCACAAAGCGCACCTCCTAACTTCAATGTAGTAGGCACGTCGGGAGCGAGCCAAACGGCACAGGCATTAAGCCAGAATAGTGGACAGCCTATCAAAGCTTATGTAGTGGCTAATGATGTTACTACGGCACAAAGTTTAAACCGAAATATAGTCAAGTCAGCAACACTTGGATAACTGGTTATAACTGGTTACAAATTATTGTACGTACAAAAAAACGTACAAGATGTATTAAATAAAAAAGCCATCTACTATTAGCGGATGGCTTTTTGTGTAACAAAACCTGTATAAATATGCAGCACAATAATACATCATTATTTATCAATTTCAAAATAAAATCTGAAATAGGGCGAAAATAGGGCGTTCGCCCTGACCGCCCCAAAAAAACGCCCCAACTACAACAATTGTAACTGGTTGTAACTGGTTACAATTTTCTACTAAAGCGTTACTAATGTTACGAATTTCTTGGTAATGTCAAAAAATCTATTACGAAAATAAAACAGAATTTTCAATAAACGTTTACCAAACATGAGGCTATTCGAAATGGTACTAGATAAAGATGTGGACGGCATAGTAGCCGTTAGTCTTGTTGATAAGCCAGCCATAGAAGAAAATTTTATTGCTCTAAGTGAGCAGGTAGAGATTCAACTGAAAGAAGTTGATGAAGAAAGAGGGGTGGTTATGGGTCCTGTATTAATCCCCAATATGCGCATTAAACGCAGGGATGAAAAAGGGGTATTTGAAATATTCTTTAGCGAAGCAACCGTATTAAAAGCAGCTGAAAAGTATCTAATAGATGGAAACCAAAAGAACGTAACTCTCCAACACGCTGATAAGGTATCGGGCGTATCAATGGTAGAATCATGGATTATTTCCGATACTAAAAAAGATAAGTCAGCTGCTTATAATTTATCCTATCCTAAAGGTACATGGATGGGAGTATGGAAGGTAGAAAACCAAGAAGTTAAAGACAAAATAAAGTCTGGCGAAATAAAAGGATTTAGCATTGAGGGATATTTTTCCGACCAAGCTACAAAAATGAGCCGTAATCCAGAGTTTACCGATGAATTTATTGAGGCATTTATTCAAGTTTTAAAAGAAGATAATGAGCAAGAAAAGAGCAGTATTGACAGAAGAAGAAAAATATAGCAACGATCCAAAAGAGGATAAAGGATTATTGATTAATCAGGGAATAGGGGATTTGAATAATGGTTCTATTTCCGATGTGAACAATGTAAATCAAGTTCGAACAATAGTAAATACAAGTAACTAACAAAAATGGATTATAAACTAACAAAAAACAAAGCTAAAGTATTTCTAGGAATGGAAGTCAAGTTAGCACAAATGAAGCTAGAGGACGGTATTACCGTTATCGAAGCAGAAGCATTTGAGCCTGAATTTTCAGTAGGTATTGTTCAAGAAGGCGGTATTGTACCGATGCCAGTTGGAGAATATGTACTAGAAGATGGTAAAATTTTAGTGGTAGCCGTAGAAGGTATTATTGCTGAAATTAAAGAAGCAGCATCCCCAGAAGCGGAGGCAGAAGCACCTGAAGTTGTGGTAAATGCAGAAGAAGCAAAACCAAAGCGAGTAGTGGAATCAGTATCCAAAGAAACATTCTTTTCAAAAGAAGATGTGGAGGCAATTAAGGATGAATTAACGCAATCCTTTGAGGCTAAACTAGCTGCTTTGCAAGGGGAAGTAGATGCGTTAAAAGGAGATAAACAAGGGTTAGAAACTAAGCTATCAGAAATGGAAGCAGGGGCAGAACCTATTGTTTCTAATCCCGAACCAAAAGAGAATAAAAACCAAATTTTATACGGACAAAATAGACCAGCTACTTTGTTGGACTCCGTGCTTTCTAAATTAAATAACTAAAAAACAATTTTTAAAAAACGATGGCAACTACAACGTCAATTACAACAACTTATGCTGGCGAATATGCAAATAAAATCATCGCAGCATCATTGCTATCTTCTCCTACTATCGATAGAGGTGGTATAGAAGTAAAGGCAGGTATTAAGTACAAAGAGGTTATTAAGAAATTCGCTTTAGATAGTATTGTGAAAAATGCTACCTGCGATTTCGATCCGACTTCAACGGTTACTTTAACCGAGCGTATTTTGACACCAGAGGAATTCCAAGTAAACTTGCAACTTTGTAAGAAGGACTTTGTTTCTGATTGGGAAACCTTATCAATGGGCATTTCAGCACACAAAGAAATTCCTTCTACTATTGCTGATTACATCATTGCACAAATTGGAGCACGTATCGCAGCTAAGAACGAAACTACTATCTGGGCAGGCGTTAATGCTACTGCTGGCGAATTTGATGGTATTGAAACATTGATTGCTGTTGATGCTGCTTTACCATCAGGTCAGGAAGTGGCTGGCACTACCGTTACTGCTGCAAACGTGGTTACGGAGTTAGGTAAAATTGTAGATGCAATTCCTTCTAGCTTATACACGCAAGATGATTTACACATCTACGTATCACAAAGCATTGCACGTTCTTACATTCGTGCTTTGGGGGGCTTTGGTGCTTCTGGATTAGGTTCTAACGGTACTAACGCTATGGGTACACAATGGTACAACAATGGCTCATTAACATTTGATGGTGTTAAAATCTTTGTGGCTGATGGTATGACTTCTGGCAAAGCGATTGCGACAACTAAATCTAACTTGTTCTTCGGTACTAACTTATTGAATGACTTGGCAGAGGTTAAGTTAATTGACATGGAAGACAATGATGGAAGCCAGAACTTCCGTTACGTAGCACGTTATACAGCAGGTGTACAATACGGATTCGCATCTGACATTGTTACTTACGGTATTACTAACGCTGCCAACTAGATTCCTTTATAGCACCTCATTAATTTGGGGTGCTTATTTTTCACTATTAAATTTTTAAATCATGGCTTGTGATATTTCACTTGGAAGGTTAGAACCTTGCAAAACAAGTGTAGGAGGTATAAAGGCTGTTTACTTTGTCAATAAGGGCGATGCTACGGGCGTAACGTATGATGTTACGGACACAGACGCTATTGATACGGTAACTGGTACTCCTTCCGCATATAAGTATGAATGTAAAGCCAACAATTCTTCCTTAGAACAAACCGTTAATCCTTCAAAAGATAACGGTACAACGTTCTGGACGCAAACCGTAAACCTTACTTTACGTAAGCTATCTAAATCCGACCATAAGCAAATTAAATTGCTTTGCTACGGCAATCCACAAGTTATTGTTGAGGATAACAATGGCAATTTATTCTATTGTGGATTATTGAACGGTATGGATGTAACGGGTGGTACGATTGTAACAGGGGCAGCGATGGGAGATTTGAGTGGTTATACATTGACATTGACAGGTGAGGAACCTGTACCGGCTAACTTTATCGACACTACTTTAGCCTTAGCAGGATTTACGGTAGTCGTAGGTACATAGTTTTTTTTGGGTGGTTAAGTGAACGATTAGGGGGCATATGTCCCCTTTTCTATTTTAATCAAAAACAAAAATTCGATTTTACGTTTACTAGGTATATGATAGTATTACAGCCCATAGGTACAAGTCAGGTAATTAAATTCATCCCAACAAGGGTAGGAATTTGTAATGAATTGATTTTAACTGATGATACGACTAAGGTATCAGTTAGGCAGTATATTGATAGCACTATTGAATCATTTTACTCTAAATTTTCTGCTATTGTAACAATAGAGGAAGGGAAGTATTACGATTTAGTTATTAATGAAAATCAGATAAAGACTGAAATTGATGCTTTTGCTGCTAGGGTGGTAGCCGATGGTGGTACTTATGTAAATGAGAGCTGCCTATACACATTCTTAGAGGGATTTGATTACAATACTACATTGATTCACAGGGATAAGGTCTTTTGTACCGCTCAAAATGTAGATGATTATACGATTAATAGCGGTCAATACGTGGCCGATAGTCAAACCATAATTTTCCATGACTAATAAAAGAGAAGGTAATGTTTCATTTGTCCAGCTAGAGGCTTATAAAAGCCCTGCTATTACGGAGGATAAGCGTAATGAGTGGGTAGCATTTGGCGAAAAGAACGATTATTACCAATATTTAATTGACAGATACAATACCTCAACTACTAATAATGCCGTAATAAATGCCATTTGCAAGCTTATTTATGGCAAAGGGTTAGATGCTACGGATTCGAGCAAGAAGCCTAATGAGTATGCTCAAATGAAGATGCTCTTTAAGGACGAGGTTGTTAAAAAGGCTATCATTGATTACTATCTTTTAGGGCAATATTCGCTTCAATTAATCTACAACAAGGCTAAAAATGCCATTGTACAAGTAGAGCATATCCCCGTTCATTTACTTAGAGCTAATAAATGCAATGATAAAGGAGAAATTACTGGCTATTGGTATAGCGATAATTGGCAGGATATTAAAAAGTTTCCTCCTAAATATGTGGATGCTTTTGGATATGGGAATAAGACTATTGAGATACTTTTTGTAGGTAATTATACCGTAGGACAAAAATATTATTCAAATGTAGATTATGTAGGTTCTTTACCTTATGCCAAGCTAGAAGAAGAAATTGCCGAGTACCTAATCAACGATGTGCAAAATGGTTTTAGTGGCACTACGGTGGTAAACTTTAACCAGCATTTTGATGAAGAAAAACGCAAATTGATTGAATCTAGCGTACAAGCTAAATTAACTGGATCAAAAGGCAAGAAGCTGATTGTTTCCTTCAATACCGACGAAACCAAAAAGACCACCATTGACAGCGTACCTTTAAACGATGCGCCTAAGCATTACGAGTACCTAAGTGAAGAATCAAGAAGCAAAATACTTTTAGGCCATAACGTAACAAGTGGTTTAATCTTTGGCATTCCATCTGCAAATGGGTTTAGCTCTAATGCGGATGAATTAAAGAATGCGAGTATTTTGTTTGATAATATGACCATCCGACCTAAGCAAGAAAATGTAATTGCAGGATTTGACAAGGTTCTACAATTCAACAAAATTTCATTAGACCTTTATTTTAGAACCTTAAAGCCATTAGAGTTCTTAGAGATTAAACCCGTATTGTCGAATGCTGAAAAAGAAAAAGAAACGGGAGTGCAAATGTCAGCTATTGACAACTTAGATTTAGACCAATTTGGAGAGGATATAGACTTAACAGAATGGGAGTTGATTGATTCTAGAAAAGTTGAAAGCATTGAAGAAGAAAGCCAATTAGACGCTGAATTAGAGGCATTAAATAAACCTAAAAAATCAATATTAAGTAAGTTATTAGAACTTGCAGGAGTTTCGACTGGTATTGCAAGACCTGATTTGAAAAGTTCAATGGATGGTAAATTATTTATGAGCAGATACCGTTATTCAGGAAATCCAAATCCAGAAAGGGAATTTTGCAAAAAAATGATGCGCTTAAATAAGCTTTATCGCAAAGAAGATATTGACAGAATGAGTACATTAAATGTAAATCCAGGTTTTGGTATGTCACCAGACCCTAACCAGCCTTATGATATATTTTTGTGGAAAGGAGGCGGCAAATTAAGCGATGCTTATAAGTTTGGAACTTGCCAGCACTTTTGGACTAGGGAAACTTATAAAAGATTCACCGATCCAAGAAGAAAAGGGGCAAAGCAAGTTACGCCAGCAGAAGCAAGAAAAGCAGGAGAGATTTTGCCAACGGTAGACAAGAGAGCATATATTGCACCGCATGATATGTAATACAAAGGCGGTTGTATAGTGTAGCCAAATTTCGTATATTTGTAAAAAAAAATATATGGAAACTTGGAAAGAAGTAAAAGGATTTGAAAATGAATATGAAATTTCAAATCAAGGTAATTTGAGGAGTAAAGATAGATTTGTAAAGCATTATAAAGAAGGTTATAATAGATTTTACAAAGGTTGCATTAAAAAGGTTAGACCTAGTTCTGATGGATATTTAAGATGCAATCTAAAAAAAGACGGTAATAGATATGATTTTAGGGTTCATAGATTAGTAGCGATTGCATTTTTAAGCAATGATAAAAACTATGAATTAGTAAGTCATATTAACGGCATAAAAACCGATAATAGGGCCGAGAATTTAGAGTGGTGCAATTCAGAACAGAATATGTTACACGCTACAAAAACAAGGCTGGTAAAAACAAAATTGACCGATCAAGAAGTAGTAGAAATATTTAAGTCAAAATTATCAAATAGAAAATTAGGTATTAAATATAAAATAAATGCTTCAATAGTTTGGAGAATAAAGAATAAGAAAGCGTATAAGCACCTATGGCAACAGCATTATTTATAAGCAGGGATGATTTAGTACAATTTACAGCATTGAATGGTAACATTGATGCTGATAAATTTGTGCAATGGATTAAGGTAGCTCAAGATATTCATATTCAAAATTACCTAGGTACTGATTTATTCAACAAAATCAATGACGGGATAGTAGCAGGTAATTTGGCTAGTCCTTATACTACGTTACTAAGCAACTACATCAAACCAATGGTTATCCATTGGGCGATGGTGGTTTATTTACCCCAAGCACCTTATACATTAAGCGAGAAAGGGGCATTTAAGCATAGCAGTGAGAATGCCGAAACGATGGGGTTAGATGAAATTACTAGGCTTGTTGGTCATGCCGAGGACATAGCACAACATTATACTAGGCGGTTTATTGATTATATGTGTCAAAATTCGAGTTTATACCCTGAATATACAAGCAATAGCAATGGAGATGTGTACCCAGAAAAAGAAGCAGACTTTGGCGGTTGGATGCTCTAGGGGCAATTACAAACCAAAAGAGAAGCATATTGAAAAGTTGAAAGTTTATCTTTCAAAATTAGAATCTAAGGATAAAAATTAAATATGAACTTAATAGATACATCTAGTTTAGTTGTAACTCCTAACGGATATAAGGCCACAAAGTTATATTCAGTTATCCCAACAAGCGGTGCTGGCGATTTAACATTCTCCCGTACTGGTGATACAGCTACAAGGGTAAATTCAAGCGGATTAGTTGAATCTGTTTTAGCCGATAAACCTAGGCTTGACTATTTCGATGGAACGTGTCCTAAGTTGTTATTAGAGCCTCAAAGAACTAACCTAGTATTGTATTCCTCGGATGTAACGAATGCGGCGTGGGGTTTAAGCGGTGCTACTACGCAGGCAAATTTAGTTACTTCTCCAGATGGTACAACAAATGCCGATAAGATAAAAGAGGATGCAGCTATTAGCGACCACCAAATTTATACTAATGCTGGATTTCCTATTACCAACGGCACTAAGTACACGATTTCATGTTTTGTAAAAGCTGCGGAACGCACCGAGTGCTATATTTGGTTTGGGACTGGACAAATAGGCAATGGAACGACAAAGATGTATTTTGATTTGGTTAATGGTGTCGCACTTAACAGCGTGGCTTTAATAACCACAAAAATTGAAGATTACGGGAGTGGATGGTTTAGGATTTCAATAACAGGGGTTGCAGGCACAAATGGTACCGCTTACTTATTTACTGGTCCTGCTATTGGGCAAACATTCAGCTATCAGGGAGTGACAGGAAGTGGCATCTATATTTGGGGAGCACAAGCGGAGGCGAGTACATTCCCAACAAGCTACATTCCTACTACTTCCGCTACCGTTACCCGTAACGTGGATGCGTGTTCTAAAACTTCCGCTACTGCTTTAATAGGGCAAACCGAGGGTACTATCTTTTTAGATGTCAACCTTGACACGAGGGTTTCAAATACGTACATTCCATTACTTACTGATACGACATTAACCAACTACCTAGGTATTAAAATTACCGATACGGGATTCCTCTTTGAGGTGGTGAGCGGTGGGGTTACTACGTGTTCTATTAGTTCATCCAATACAGCCACAGGGCATTTTAAGTTTGCTGCTACTTATAAGCTTAATGACTTTGCTTTTTATATTAATGGTGCGTTGGTTGGATCCGATACAAGCGGTGCTGTACCCGTATCATTAACTAAGATTGAGAACCTTTACTATAATGATAGCAATATCATTAAATTGAATGCCCTAGTATTGTGGACATCCAAGCAGTCAAGCGATGATTTAATATCCTTAACCCAGATATAGCCATGAAGTTCTATAAATACGAGTTTACAAAAGTACAATGGGATAGCATTAAAGAAAGTATCCAAGTTACAAATGTGTTAA